GTTAGCCATCTAATCCTCACATGCGAGCTAGGGAGACTGTCTGCATGTCGTCTGGCCGGGACCAGTCAGTTCTCCCGGATAACCCCGGAATGGTTCTTTGTATCAGGTTGCGGGGGGAGTGTCAACAGTTCTTGCTCTTTTTTCATCTTCTCGCCTGCAAGTTATACAAGTACCTTTTACAGCACGCGGACTTAAATGTCCGCGCTCACACGGGATACCGGTGAAATACTGTTTAGCACCTTGTTCTTTTGCAAGCTGACGAGTTCTCGGTAAGTGCCGGTATTCCTCTGGGATTGTTTCTGCCAAGAGCGGGGAATAAGACAGTCGATAACCTGTAAATGTCCCGGTCTGAATAGGCTTGCCGTTTTTACACGCCCGGATGATGGTGCCAATAGCTACGCCATACGTATCCCGGATATGTGTAAGGCTGGGATATTGAACAAGAGTGCCGTCAGGCTGGCGGGCATAAACAGTCTTCTGAAGGTCATCAGCATTGGCAGGCCGTTTGCCATAGAAGTGTGATTCTTCTCCCCGCTTAACAGCGGCAATAACGTTGGCACGGCCTTGCTCGGACATCTTCTGCCCTTTCATTTTGTTAGGCCTGCCTTTCTGGGCAGCGCTAATCTTGACTTTTATTTCCTCTGAAAGCTGCTTACCGTACCGGTAGTGTTGATCCCCGGCGTGTTTACCTTTTCTGCTTACGCTAATTGCTGTTTTGGTTTCCTCGCTCAAAACCTGCCCCAGTCTTGGGGCAAATGCGTCAGCGTTTATGTTGTAGCAGTCAGGCTGGCCCACACACCGAATCAAATACGTGTTCTCAACGTCAAACGTACTACGGCCCTCTGGCACTTCTTCCAGCACTTCAAACACAAACATATCTGCGCCGTACTTCTTCCACGCCGCTTGCAGGCGAGGGTTCTTGTGCTGATTACGTTTTAGATCGTACACATGTTGCCAGCGCCGCCGCTCGAACGATTCCGCGCTTCCAATGTAGTAATGATCATTCGCCATGTTTGTGATGCGGTAGATAACAGCCATCTTGGCCTCCTGTGGGTAACAGCCGTTATCATGCTACACAACTTTATGCTTGTCAATAGTTCACTAGCTTTGTATCGCAAATAGGCAATAAAAAACCCCCTTTCGGGGGTTCCAAGCTCTCGTAAGTGCTTGATTTTACTATCAAGATGCCCCAGGGCTCCCATATATGCCGAGCGGGTCAGAAACGCCGAACGAATACCGCTCGCGGGCCTTATACCTAGCATTCCCCGTATCGAAGTCGCCATCCATGGAGGTGGAGAGCGGCGTACGGACGAAGTGCTTAAGTCCGTTGGGAACGTCGGTCGTCAGGAACCACGCGTTGGTATCGGTCAGGAAGTGGTTTACTGCATAGCCTTCCGGGATCGAACCGTTGCTCTTGATGGCGTTGATGTCGTTATCAGCCGTCGAGACACGGAGTTCCGTTTCGAGCAGACGGGTTGCAACGAACATGAGCGCCGGGGGAACAATGAGTTTCCGGGGTTTTGCAGCGATCAGCAGACCACGTTCATCGGTCCACGCAGCGATCTGAATGACAGCCGCCTCAAGGGAGGTTTCATTCAGGTCTGCGCCGGTAGATGGGCGGTTGCTGTTGGTGCCACCAGAGACCAGCGGGTGAGCGGTCGAGAACAGGCTAACGCCGTCGCCGTAGGTCACGGCGGAGCTAAAGCCATTGTTCAGAACGGCAGCGGCTTTGACTTGCTTGGTGTACGCCATAGCCCGGGCCAGAGCTTTGGTATAACGAGCCGAGAGGCTGTCATACAGGTTGTCTTCCATCGCCTCTTCGGTGATAGAGAAACCCATCGCAATGGTTTCGTGGTTATAACGTGCAGTCCATGCTTCTTGCGCATTGTCGTACGCAATTGCCTGACCTTCGTTCTTAACCGGGGCTGCGGAGAAACCAGCAAGCTTGGTCTCTTCTTCGAACGAACGCTCAGAGGTCTCGGTTTCGTAGATCTCTTTGTGTTCTTCGCCGTACCGGTTGTACTCCAGACCGAACAGTGCATTAAGCCCCGGGAGGAGTTCTTTCAGTAGTTGTGCGCGTGAAATAGCCATGACTTAACTCCTTAGATGCCGGTTGCAAAGGCGTACGAGTGGTAACCCTGATTCCACTTAACCAGAACTTCGGGGTAGCCCACGAAGGTCAGTTCAGAACCAGAAGCCAGCGTGATTGCGCTCGACACCGTGAGGGTCGTGCTATTCACGTTCGTTACCGTAATGAAGTTACCAGCCAGCGAGCCAGTGCCCGTCGCGCAGATCAACTGCATACCAGCTTGCAGGCCGGTTACAGCAGCAGCCAGCGTAACGGTGGTCGCAGAACCAGAGGTGCTACCGGTGCCCGAAAGGGTTACTGCGGTTTCGGGAACAACGCCAACCACACGGAACGGAAGCGCGGTGGCAACACCAACGTTACCCGTGCCGTTTGAAGGCTGGTCACCCGACACACCCATAGCGGAGTTACCCGTAGTGGTGCTTCCAGCAGTTCCAGTCACGCAGTAAACGTTGTTTCCAACGAAACTTTGTGCCGCATAGCCGACGGTCGTGGCGGTGTTGCTAAGACCAGCCGAGGGCTGACCAATCATCACTGCCTTGAAGACTGCGCGATCATCATCTACTACATAGGCAACGATGTCATTAGAAAGGACGCTGCCGGGGTAGTACTGGGCAAACTGCTTTTGCCCGGTCGAGGGGTTGGTATATGAACAGCCCACAAACACACCAACCTGCCCGGCGCGAGCCGTCGTGGTGGTGGAAGTGCTCATGCCGCTCAGTACAACCGTACCGTTGGCAAGCAGTTCAACAAGATCGCCATTAAAAATGGCGGTGCTGTAGTTCCGAGCAATCGGAATCTGACGGATTGCGCCAGCATACGGCAAGCCGTTCAGTTCATTGATTGGCTTGAAACCGTATGCGCCATCAACAGAGGGGTAAGCCATTTAAGACTCCTGAATTATTTCGCGTTACTGCCAAACCTTACTTCGCTCCGGCGCTCCTTAAAGACCGGCATACGAGGATCGTTTTGGCTCATGAAGTGGTTGTCTACCGAGGTCATTTGACTTTCCGCCTGCTGTTCATAGAACTTATTGCGTTGGTCAACGAACTCGATTGGGGTTTTGCAAAGTAAGAGTCCGCCAATCTCAATACTGTCTGGGAATCGGGGCCGTTCCCCGGTTGCCATCAATTGGATTTCGGGATGCTCAGAAGCCTTTACAGGTTCCCAACCTTCGCGGAGCTTGGAAGAAACATTTCGCGCATCGTCTTTGCCCATAAACCCTACACGGATCCAGCGGAAAGCATAACCGGGTTCCGGGGTGGGGTCAGGCAAAAGCTGTGGAGGCATCCACTTCGCGGGCCGCTCGTATTTAGCACGGGTTTCTTGATCTCGGGGGGTACGTTCAGCCATTTTGTTTCCTCATCTCTTCCGCTACCGCACGGGCGTACTGCTCATTCGTCAGTCCTAACCGCTTGGCTAAAGTTTCTTGTGTCCTCGTTAACACGATCTTTCTTGGCGCAGTGTTACGTGTGGCAGGTGCTACAACGGATGCTTTCTTCACCGGTTTCTCTGAGGGAAACGCATCAGGGAAAACTTGGCGCATTTCTGCGTTAATACGGTTGAAATACTCGTCACTCCGTGTATCAACTCCACTATCCACAAGTTCTTGGTGAATCGTTAAAGCCATCGCTGTCATTCGCTTGTTATCCCCAAACCAAGGATTGGCTTCTCGCCACGCATTAACTTTGGGGTCAACTTGCGGTACAACTGGCTCTGGATCGGGTTGTACAACAGGTTTTGGTTTTTGTAAAGCGGGTTTAAAGTTATTTACGCGCTCAGCTTTGATTTTCGCGCTTGTTAATGCTTCCTGCGCGTCAACCAATTTATCGGAATCACCAGACTCGTAGGCTTCTTTATACTGCCGTTTAGCCTGTTCTAATTCCTGCGCGACAACTTTTTTAGCCTGCTCTAAGAGAGCCTGCTGGCCTTGGCCGAGGTTACTTTGGAGCTTTTTGTTCTCTTCGATAACGGACTGAGCAAGACGCAGAGCTTCTTCTCGTTCACGCAAAGCAGCTTCTTTGGCTCTACGCTCTTCGTGATATCCCTTTGAGAAATGTTGAATACGCTTTTTGGCGTTTTCAGAATAGCTGGCAAGTTCTTCGTCAGTAACATCGGCAGGGGCCTCTTTCATAGGAGGACGGTTGCGATCTTCTTCCGGCGTGTCATCTACTACTTCTACTTCGACATCGCTTTCGACTGATACTTCCAGCTTTTCTTCTTCTGCCTTGGCCGGTTTTTCATCCGGGAATTTAAACTTTTCTGCATCCATGATTAAGCCCTCGATACGCCGCGCGGATCTTCTACAACGGCTTCAACAGAATCGTCGTTGATCAGACGAAACTCTCTGCCGTGAATCTTGATTCTGGTTCCTGTATTAGGTCTAACCAGAATAAAGTCCCCTTTCTTGCACGAAGGCCCGCTGGGGAACCGTTCTTTGTCTTTATAACAATCCGGCCCGAGCGCAACCACAAACAAAACCGGCGACATTACTTCTTCGTAATGAAGCGTTTGTCCGGCTTTGACTAACCCGCTTTCGTATTCATCTTCAATCTCTGGTAAAGCGCAGAGGATGTGATACGTAACAGGCATAGGCAGT